TTCTCCCAAATTACAGGTAAAGTTGTTGACTCTAAGACAGGTAATGAGCTCATCGGAGCGAATGTCTATCTTGAAGGTAACACACGAGGAACATCAACTAATGTATCAGGTGAATTCACTCTCGACAGTGAGGCTACAGGAAACTTAGTTGTACGTTTTATCGGGTATGAAACAATAACTGTACCAGCACTAAAAGATATGGGTACCATATCATTAACCGCTACGGCGTTGGGTTTGGATGAAGCATCCGTAATCGTAAACGTTGTTGACTTTGCGAAAGTGAGGGAAACACCAGTTGCGGTATCAACTATTGGTCCATCAGAGATTGCTTTGAAGGTCGGAAACCAAGAATTCCCTGAAATCATGAATAGAACACCTGGTGTCTATGCTACGAAACAAGGTGGTGGTTACGGAGACTCAAGAATATCTCTTAGGGGTTTCGACCAACGTAACACATCATTCCTAATTAACGGTCAACCTGTTAATGACATGGAAAACGGATGGGTATATTGGTCTAATTGGCAAGGTCTTACCGATGTTGCTTCAGGTATTCAAATCCAAAGAGGATTGGGTGCAACACGTTTGGCGGTTCCATCTGTTGGTGGTACCGTTTCTATTTCTACCAAGGCGGCAGAGAAGGAACAAGGTGGTTCTGTATCTGAAACTATTGGTAATGATGGTTATACCAAAACAAGTGTAAACTACAACACAGGTAAAAATGAGAATGGATGGGCGTCATCATTCTTGTTGAGTAGATGGGCAGGTAACGGATATGTTGACAACACCAGTGGTGAAGGTTGGACATACTTCGGAGCTGTTGGATATCAACCTGAAGGTTCAAAACACGCTTTAAACCTATCTGTCTTAGGTGCGGGTCAATGGCACCACCAAAGAGATGTTTGGGTTTCTATCAGAGACTTTCAAACGTTTGGAGAACAGAATGACGATGGTATCAACGCTCGTTGGAACACAAATGGAGGTACTTTAAATGGGGAGGAGTTCTCTATGAGAAGAAATTTCTATAACAAACCACTTGCAACCTTTAACTGGGATTGGGATATCAACGAAGATTTAACATTAAATACTTCGGTTTATGGTTCTGCTGGTCGTGGTGGAGGAACAGGTCCTCGTGGAAGAAACTACGATGTCCATCCTTATAGAAAAGATTTGTATGAGTTCATGTATGAAGATAGTACAACTCAATTCCGCAACGATGACGGTACAATTGATTTCGATGCTATTGTTGCAGACAATCAATCAGGAGCTCAAACTTATGGTATTGATGCTGACGGAACAATTCCAGATTCAACTTTAATGGACAGTCCTTTTTACGGACAACTCATTGGTTCAAATGGATATAATGAAGGAGGTGTTAACAGTGGTGGTATGATTCGTAGAGCGTCTATGAACTCACACGACTGGGTAGGTGCTATCTCTAATTTAGAGTACGATAAAGACAAGTGGAGAGCTTCTATAGGTATCGACCTCAGAAAGTATAAAGGATACCACTATCGTACAGTAAACAACCTTATGGGATTTGATGCGTACTACTCAACAGGTAACGACAATAGCGTAGGTCAGTTTGTTAACACAACTGTAAATGCTAGTCCTTTCAATAATACAGGTCTTAACGGTCCAAAAATTGACTACTATAACGTAGGTAATGTTGGATGGGCAGGTGTTAATGGTCTTGTCGAGTATAATGATGATGGAAGAGTTAATGCTGTGGTACAAGCAGGATTATCAAATCAGTCGTTCCAAAGAGAAGACTACTTTGACCAACCAGACAACCCAATTTCAGAAACCGCTAATTTAGGTGGTGGATACATTAAGGGTGGTGCAAACTATAATATTGATGAAAAGTCTAATGTATTTGCTAACGCGGGATTCATCTCACGTCAACCAAACTTCTCAGCAGTATTCCCAAGTTATGCTAACAACATTAATGATGACTTACAAAATGAGGAGATAACTTCATTTGAATTAGGTTATGGATACTTAGGTGATGAACTTACTGTTAATGTTAACGCATATGCAACAACATGGGGTAACAGATTTAGAGCACTATCATTAACTAACGCTCAAGGAGTTGATGGATTTGCACAGTTCAGAGATATTGACGTTCAACACAACGGTATCGAGTTAGAGTCTACATATAGACCTACTAACAACTTAAAACTCACAGGTATGTTATCATTGGGTGACTGGAAGTACACAAAAGACTTTGAAACCACATTGTTTGATGAAAATCAAGAAGAGATTGGTACAGGAGTTCTTTATACTGAAGGTGCTAAAGTTGGTGATGCAGCACAAGTTGTTGGAAACTTAGGTGTTGACTACAGAGTAACTAGAGGTGTGAATGTAGACTTAGGTATGAGATATGTTGACGGACTTTACGCTGACTACTCAATCACAGGTTCTGACTTTTTCACACCTGATAACCAAGGAGCGTTAAAGCTACCATCTTATAACTTAGTTGACTTGGGTGTCACTACTCGTTTCGATTTGTTGGGTAACAACGCAACATTTAGAGTTAACGTAAATAATTTATTCGATACCACGTACATTGCAGAATCAAACACTAACATTCATGCGTCTGAAACATCAGATACGTGGAATGGGGTTGATACTCGTAATTCAGTATGGTTTGGATTTGGAAGAACTTGGAACGCATCACTAAGATACAGTTTCTAAGTTAATTATATAAAAAAGTAAGAAAGGGATTCGTTTTTTCGAATCCCTTTTTTTATAAACTATTACGTTTAGGAGTTGACTTACTCAGTAAACATTAATATTTTTTAAAAAAAACATATGAAAATTAAATTAGAATATATTTGGTTGGATGGGTATAGTCCCGAACCTAATCTCAGGAGTAAAGTAAAAGTAATCAACCCACCGACACACACTATACACGGTAAAACCGTTCATGGTGTAGGGTTAACTGATTGTCCTGAATGGTCATTCGATGGGTCATCAACTGAACAAGCTGAGGGACATTTTTCAGACTGTATATTAAAACCTGTAACACTCTACCCAAACCCATTAAATAATGGGTTATTAGAAAGTTATTTAGTCCTTTGTGAAGTTTTAAATCCTGACGGTACATTACATGAAAGTAATAACAGAGGATTGTTTAATGAAGATGATGAGGATTTATGGTTTGGATTTGAACAAGAGTATACTCTAATGAAAGACGGTAAACCTATAGGGTTTCCTAAAAACGGATTTCCCGAACCTCAAGGGAAATATTATTGTGGTGTCGGTAATGGACAAGTAACCGGTAGAGAGTTTGTTGATAAACATATGGAAAACTGTATAATGGCTGGTATAGATATCACAGGGACTAACGCTGAGGTCATGTTAGGTCAGTGGGAATATCAAGTCTTCAGTAAGGGTAAAATTAAGGCCGGTGATGACCTATGGATAACTAGATATATCTTACATCAGATGTCCGAGGATTACGGTTATGATATCGAATTTCATCCTAAACCTGTTACAGGTGATTGGAACGGTTCAGGACTTCACTGTAACTTCTCTAATAAAAAAATGAGAGAAGACGGAGATGAGGAGTACTACCAAGATATATTTAAATCTTTTGAGGAGAGACACGATGTACATATTAAGAATTACGGTTCAAGTAATGAGATGAGGCTAACAGGGTTACATGAAACTCAAAGTATAACTAAATTTAGTTGGGGTGTGTCCGATAGAGGGGCGTCTATACGGGTTCCATTACAAACAAGTAAAACATGGAATGGTTATTTAGAAGATAGGAGACCAGCTTCTAACGCCGACCCATATAAAATAACTAAAGTAATAAGTGATAGTATTGATTACGTAAAAAAATCAAAAAGTATAGAAAAAGAATTACTTGAAGTTTAATGGGAGGTAAAGAAAAACATAATAGTTATGATGTACCTGATAAAATATTAACCTTATCTGAAGATATAATTGGAAGTTTACCTTCTATTATTGAAACTGATTTTTATGCTATTGATGCGTTAAGAATAACTTTAAAAAAAAATAAAATAATATGGTCAAAAAAACACTTTGATGGTCATGTTACTATTTACAATAAAGGTTTAATACAGTTTATAGATACTAAAACACTATTATACTTTATTAAAAATGAATATGAAAATACATATAAATTCTATTACTTATGTAATGAAGATTCCTCTGATAGTATAATCTTCTATTTAAATCAACTTAAAAAATATAAAACAATATGAAAATAAATGCACAAGAATTACAAGAAAAAATAAATTCAGGTGAAAAATTTATGGTAGACTTATACGCCGATTGGTGTGGACCTTGTAGAATGTTAAGTCCTATTATGGAAAGTGTCGCTAAAAAATTAGAAGAAGAGGGAAGTGAAATGAAAGTCTATAAATTTAACATTGAAGAAGACCAACAAATGGCGGTTCAATTAGGAGTTCGTTCAATTCCTTATGTTAAAATTTTTAGTGGAGGAGAAAATGTTGGAAATAAAGTCGGGTTAGTTAGTGAAAACCAACTATTAGAAATGGTTAAAAACGTATTATAATGAAAACAGTAATCTTATATAGTATGGAAGGGTGTCCTCATTGCTCGTCTTTAAAAAAAATGTTAAAAGAAGAAAATTTAGATTATCACGAAAGAAATGTTCATGAACACGAAAAAGAGTACCAACAATTTGTTGACGCGACTAAAAATGAATATTTACCCGCTTTAACGTTAGTTGAGATTAAAGAAGGTAAAAAACCTGAAATACAGTTATTAGCTCCCGACCTATCATTTAAAGACTTAAATGAAGCGACTCAAAAAGTTAAGGAATTCTTATTATAATAGAATCATTTCTGAAGTCCTATCTCTAACCTTCCAACAAGGAGAAACACCAGTAATATCATTCTCAAAGTCATATTTATCTATAGATAAATGTGATTTTACATGACTAATACTAAAGTCAAATAAATCCAGTATTAATGACTTTACCCATTCTTTGTCTGCAATGAAAGAATTACTATCAATAACAAAAGACATGGTCTCCCAATTTAACTTATCAATATCACCTTCGTAGTATAGATTGTAAGATATATCTTTACATAGTTGTCTTTCAAAAAGATTATGAGAAATGTATTTTAAATACGTTTCATATATTTTGAATGGTGATAAACTCATTCCATAAAATTTATCACAAATAAATGACTTATTGGTTTTTAACCTCTTATTTACATAGTGAGAGTAATCACCTTCTAATAATATTTTAGAATACAACGACTCACTTGTAGTGAATATTATATTATTAGTGTCGTCAATTAAATACTCACCTTGTTGATGGGAGTTTAAAAAAAGATGATTAGGGTATAAAGACTTATTATCAAAACTACTTTTTATTATTACATCTTTGTAATTAATCGAAGACCCATACTCAATCAAGTCTATGATACTATATTTATTCTCAACGCCTAATTTATCTTCCACATAATTTCTAAATAATTTAGAATAATTTATAGGGTTATTTATCGAAGTCTTACCTCTTAATATGATAAATTGAGTAACGTCCACTAATTCTAAGTTGGTGATATGAGAGATATCAATTTTATCATACTCCTTTATTATTTCATTTAAAAATAAATTGCCTAAATTCTTACCAAAAAAAACTGTTTCCATAATATACTTTTTATGAAATATACCAATAAATAAAAGTACTATAAATAGAAAAAGGGATGTAATTACATCCCTTTTTAAGTTTATAACGGCTTTTACTCAGTCTTTTTTCTTATAGTACTTTTCCACAGTCTTATTCACGGTTTCCTGTACGGATTTAGTATTATTTTGCTGTTGAACTTGTCCTTGTTGTTGAGCTTGTTGAGCCTTTTTTTTACATCCACATCCCATAATTTTAATTTTTTTAATAGTGAGGGTTTATTTAATATATAAATAGTCTTTAAAAAGTTTATTTTATAAACTACTAATATTTATTATAAAAGTATTACAATATGAATCTTAGTAAAGTTTTATTAGAGGGTAGAAGAGAAGAGTTTTTATCAAAATACAAAGGTAAATTTAGTGACGATGATATTAAGAAGATATTCTTACTATCAAGAGAACTAGCTTCAAATCAAAAGTACTTAAATTTTTTAGGTAAAGTTATTTCACCCGAATCTACTAACGAGGATATGATAAAAGCTAAAATAGCTATTGAAAAATTCATTAGATTTCAAAAAAACTTAGAGCAAAAAGACATTAATCAATATGATACTTTAAAAGATATATCCGACGCAATTTTAAATCACGAAAACAAAGTAAGGAGAGACGTAAAACAGATTGAGGGAGCGGATGTCGTATATGAAGACGATAGGTTCACCGTTATATCACCAAAGACACATGACGCTAGTTGTTATTATGGTACAGGTAGTAAATGGTGTACTGCAGCTAAAAGTAGTGAATCTCACTTTCAAACATACAATAGAGATGGTAAATTGTTTTACTTTTTAGATAAAAAAGCTAAGACAGGTAGTAGGTTTTATAAAGTGGCTCTTTTACAGAAATATGACGGAGCTCAAACATTCTTTGACGCTCCTGACGAATCATTTAAAACAGGGTGGATATTAGGTACGCCTGAGTTTAATAAAATCAATGATTACATACAAAAATATATGAATACGGAGTATGAAAATGAGATAGATATTTTTAAAGATAAAGTTAAGGCTAAACAAGAAGTCGAAAGACTTCGTATTAGAGATGATAGAAGGAGACGAGAGAGGTTACTTAGACAGATGGATGATATAAAGGAGAGAGATGTGTGGAACCCTGATAACAACGAATTAGATGACATTGGAAGAAAGGCTAATGCGGTTATGAGTGGATTAAGGAATGAATGGTTAATGAATGAAATAGGTGAAAATGAAGACATTTATAATTTAATACCCGAAACCGACAACTTTTACCCTGGAGAGATAATGGCATTTAAATGGGTGGGTGAAAATGAAACAGACAGTGAGTATATTGTTGGAGAGTGGGATGAGATTTATGAATTTGCTAAATCTCGACTCGACGAGCTGGTTAGTGATATTGGTTTACTTGAGTCATTTAATGAAGACTATTTAATGAATTATATAGATATAGACTCTCTTGTTTCCTACTTCGAAGATTGGTATGATGATTATATTAGAGACGATTGGGAGAGTATTTTTGAAGAAGATGAATTACCTATGTCTACAGAACAAAAGAAAAGACACGAAGAGTTAGACCAAGAGATTGAAAACCTTTATAGAAAAACAAGAGATACTGAATCGTTACCTTATAGTAGTGATGAAAGAGGTGAAATTTATGATAAAATAGAGGAGTTAGAAGAAGAAAGAGATGATTTAACGTTGAGTCCTGAGGGAGAACCCACAGAGGAAATGATAGAAGAAAAGGTAAATGACTATTTAAGTGACGTTAGGTCTAACCCACAACAATACCTTAAAGAATATGACTTAGACATTGAAGAATTCGTAAATAAAGATGAGGTAATTGAGGATGCGGTCGATACAGATGGAGTTGGTCACAACATATCCCACTACGATGGTATTGAGTATGACATTAGAATTGACGGTCACGATTACTATGTATTTAGGATGGATTAATTGATTAATTAAAAGTTTTTTTTATTATATGAGGTATAACATTTAATTATGAGATTACCTTTAGATTGGATTTTACAAGAACCCATAGATATGGAACATAAAGAGTATGTTCTATTAGATTATATTTCTAAAATAGATAAAGACTTAGAAAACTTTAAACTATACCCAACGTTCCAAGAGCTTTCTTTACATTTAGCTAATCTTAATTCGATAAGTAAAAACTTAACTAGAATAGAATTAAAAAAAGAACCTGAAAATGTGGATGATGAAATACTTTTAACTCATTTATCACATAAAAAATTAACAGGTGTAAGTAATGATGATTTAATAGAAATTGTTAAAATATCTAAAAAAGCAAATGAACAATTAAAAGATTACTTTTTAATTGCCAAGTCAATATGGTCTATCGTATTTGAGTCTGTATTAGTACAACAAACTAACAAAGAAGTTAAATTAAACAGTAAAAATACGAATAAAGGTTATTTAATATTTGAATATAATGACGAAAAGTTTTTATATGAATATCGTATAAAAAAAATTCATAGAAAATATGATGAAAAGAAGTGTGATTTTATATTAAAAGAAAGGGGAGAATTAATTACACATAAATTTAAAAAGAATCATATGATTTTTGAGGCAAAATTTGATAGTGAATTCCCCATTGAAGGGTGCCTACTTTCAATAATTAAAAGAAAAGTAATTAACTATATTGCTCAAACAATAAAATTAGACGAGCTCAAAGAAAGTAATATAAAATGAGTAAAAAGTCTAGATATCCTGACCATATAGTATGGGACGAAGAGAATGAAAAATTCCATGCTAACATATTACCATACGCATCTAACTTATCAGGTCCTAAAATCGAGGTAGAGGATATTGATTTATTTAGACAAAAAGGTGCAAACAAACTACAGAAAATATTCAAATCAGAGTTTGAACAAATTGTAGAAAAATACAATAAATTGGTTGACGAAGTCAATCTAAATGATATGATATATAACTCAACCTATTCCTTTGAGCCAGTTGTTGGTAACATATATCATTTATACTATGGAAATAACGAAGAAAAGTTCTTATCTTTAATATCACCAAACGAATGGGATAAAAAACATATAGTATCAGTAAAACTTAATTCAGAATTAAAATGGGTTTCAATAAGCGATTTATAACAAAAGAAATAATTGAAATGACTGAGGACAATTATATGGAAAACTTGTTCAACTCAGACGCACTAATTTTTGGTGATGAATGGTCACACGAGTTTTACAAAATGTTCACAGACAAAAAACCAATAAATGAAATAAAAGAAAATCTTAAACATTATGAAAACAATTAATAGAAATAGTGAGATAAAGAGAGTCTCAGATAAAGAGGCGATTCACCTTGTTAAGTTCGGATGGGAGTACTGTCCTAAAAACCTTTGGAAAGAAGGTAGAAAAAAGATAAAGACTACCGAAGGTCTTGATAATGAGACTGACAACATGTCAGACAAAAAGAAAAGAAAACTTAGAAAAGAAAATAAAAGAAAAAAATATCAAAATAACTAATGAAAAAATTAATTTTAATGTTATTGGCTTCGTTCAGTTTAACCGCGTACAGCCAATACACACCCAACGAGGGCTCGTTTAGTAAAACATACACACAACTTAGAGTTTGGGAAAAACCTGACAGTATTTGGGTTTATTCTGATGGTACATTTACCGATTGGACATTTGTGTTCAATGTAGATTTCTTCACTTTCCCTGGTGGTACTGAAATGTTTGGAACAGTTATGGAAAACTCAGAAGGTACACCACAATTTTTCTGTAATTATTTAGGTGACCTTTATGAGAGTGAAGATGAATATGGTGAATATGGGTCTTATAAAGTTGATATTCTAAGTAAGAACAATGATACGGGGGTATGGGGATACTGGAATACAGGAGAACTCCGTCATTATGGACCATGGACTTATTTGTTCACGGGTGATAAAATGTATTTTAGTTACTTTAACGAAAAGTGATATGAAAGAACACGTAAATCATCCTGACCACTATGGTGGAGAAGATAATCCTTATGAAGTTGTCAAAGTAGCCGAAGCTTGGGGACTTGACATGGACGCATATTTGTTTAATGTTCTAAAATACATTGGACGAAGTGGTAAAAAAGATGATAACCCACCAATACAAGACTTAAATAAGGCTTTATGGTATTTGGAAAGAAGAATAAAAACAATTGAAAATGAAGATGGAAACAAACACGATTTATACGTCAGACTCTACAAAGAAAATGGAGGTGATGGAGGAGGGGTCGATTGACCTTAT